TTAAAAATAAAAAGAGAAGTAGGAGCCACAGCAGAACAATACAATAAAACTCTTAAAAAAAACAGAGACATTTATTTTGAAAGAGTAGAAATTGACAGCTATCCAAGGCCTAACGCAGATAGAAAATTAATGAATTATACCAAGATAGAAATGACAATGAGTGAACCCAACGGCATTACTTTTTGGGAAAAAATAAGAGCGGCCGCATTCAACGGAGGTTACCTTGACCACACAGATGCACCTTTCTTACTTACAATAGAATTTAAAGGATACGACTCTAAAGGAGATCCTGTGCTTGACGCTGTGCAAAAAAGATTTTTGCCTATAAGATTGACTCAATCTAGTTTACAAATGAATGCAGGCGGTACTACTTACACATTAACAGCACAACCATGGACAGAATTTGCAATGGTTAACACTTTTTTATACACTAGAGGGCAAGGAAAAATGCCAGGACGAGGCAACGATCTAAGAAGTTATCTAAATGATTTTCAAAATACTTTAAACACAATCATGAAAAGTGAAGTTAAGAGAGGTGTTAGAGAATATGAAGACGTATACAAAATTACTGCAGATCCAGATATAGGTGACACAGGTTCAACAAGTATTCAAGCTGGAACTGGAGACTATTCAAACAAATTTAAATCAACTGGATTTTTTGGAAACAAAGATCTACATTCTATGACTTTTAGAAAAGGTACATCGATTGCTAAAATATTGGAAGATTTTGTAAAACAATTTCCGCAATACAGTGAGATTGATAAAATTTGTGATATTTATTGGAATCAAGTTCAAGCATCTACGGCATACGACGAAGCAGATGGATCAGCTCCAACGCCATGGGTGCCTTGGTTTAAAATTATTACAACAGTAAAAGTTGAAAAAGAGTTTGATAGAACTTTAAAATCACACAAAAGAACAATTCACTATCATGTCCAGCCGTATAAAATTCATGTTGGAAACTTTGCGAGAGCAGGCATGGGCGGATATGACTCTTGGAATCAATATGTAAAAAAAAAGTACAATTACATTTACACAGGAGAAAATCTTGACATATTGGATTTAAATGTAGAATACAATGCAAGTTATTATCAATCAAAATTAATTGATGGAGGATCAGCACAAGGAAATAATGATCTAAGTCCAAGTGTGTTTAAAAAAGTATTACAATATTTTGGCAAAAGAACCTATCCAGAGCCTGGACTGCCACTGAAACAAAATGTTACAACATCCAAAGGAGAAGATCCTGAACAAGTTGGCTTAGAAGTTGGATTACAGGCACAACAGTTTTACGATTATCTTACTAATCCAAAAGGAGACATGGTTAATGTAGACATGAAAATTATGGGAGACCCTGCATTTTTAGGGCAAGATTTTGCACTACCAATGACTGATCCTGGATTTGGAGGCAGTTATGATAAAAAAATTCAAGTAGGTGGAGTAAAAGGTTTTGAATTTGATACAGAAAAAGGTTGTTTTAATTTTGACAATGCAGAACCAGTTGTATCATTAGATTTTAAATTTCCAACAGACTTTGATGAAGGCACAGGACTTTACGAGTTCACCAAAGGTGATACCCCACAGTTTACAGGAATATATAGAGTTAACAGAGTAGTAAGCGTTATGGAAACTGGACAATTTACGCAAAATTTAGAAATGACAAGATTCAATAATCAAAAAGGAAGTTCAAAAGCAGTAAAACAAGAATTAAAAGAACTTAAAACAGCTAGTCAATTACCACCACCAATAGAGGACAAAATCGCATAATGTTAAACGTAAGTGGACACCAAAGCACAAAGAAATTAACAGGAGAGTCATCTTATACAACATTAGACTCTGGTCCATATGTGGCTGTTGTCAAAGACAATGTTGATCCAACACGTATGGGAAGATTGAAGGTTGTTATTCCAGCATTAGCAGGAACCAGCAGTATCAGTGAAAGCGAATTAATCAGCGTTGAATATGCTCCGCCTTTCTATGGGGCAAAAAGCCCTGAAGCAACAAATAGCTCCTCCACAGCAAGTTATAAAGATTCACAGCACTCTTATGGTATGTGGATGGTACCACCTGATATAGATTCTCGTGTGCTAGTAATTTTTGCAGAAGGCAAAATTAGTTTAGGTTATTGGATAGCCTGTGTACAACAACCGTTTATTAACAACATGACGCCAGGTATTGCAAGTGCAGATACTAGTTCTGAAGACACTAGCGACTTTGGCCAAACTAATCAAGAGTTGTATGGAGCAGATAAGTTACCCGCAGGAGAAGTTAATAGACAATTTTATGCAAATGCTTCATTAAAAGGATTTGACAAACTTAAAAAACCTATACACCCTTTTGCCAAAACATTGAGAGATCAAGGGTTGGTACAAGATAATGTGCGTGGAACAACAACCTCTTCTAGCAGAAGAGAAACGCCAAGTAATGTGTTTGGCATCAGTACTCCGGGTCCTATAGACAAAAGAGTTTCTAAAAAAGACAAACTTGGACCTAATGATCGATTACAAAACAAAAATACAACAAGAAAAACAGGACATACTTTTGTAATGGATGATGGCGATGAAAACGGAGATAATCATCTAGTACGATTAAGAACAAGTTCTGGTCATCAATTGGTAATGCACGACTCAGCAGGGGTTATGTATTTGGCCAATTCCGAAGGAACAGTCTGGATGGAATTTTCTAACAACGGACTTGTAGATGTTTATGCACAGACAGGATACAATTTAAGATCAGGAGCAGACATTAATTTCCATGCAGAAGGAAATATTAATATGTACGCAAACAAAAATATAAAAATTAAAGCAAACGAATCAACCGGCGGAGTGAGTCTTGATGGATCAAGAATAAATGCTTTGGCTTCAGACGATGTTAGAATAGAAGGCAGAAACGTTTATACAAAAGCATCTTCACAGATAATAGCAGACGCTGGTTTAAGAAATATTCAACAAGGTATGGGTAGAGTAGACCTAATAGGAGGTCAAGTACACTTTAATAGTTTTGGCACAATAGGAAACCTAGTGCCAACTTTAACAAGAACAAGTTTTTTAGATCCAGATGGATCAGGCACAGGTACAGCTTTAACATCTTATCCTGATGTATCATTGAGATCCGTAGGATCAATATATGAAGTAGACAGAGGATTGCCGGGTATGTCAGGTATGAGAGTACCAACACACGAACCGTTTTGGGGACATCAGGATCGTAATCCAGCTTTTGGATCTGTTGGCGGAACAACCAATAGTCCAGGCACAGTAGGATTTGTAGAAAGTGCAAATAGAAATAGTGATCTTGCTTCCATTAAATGGGCTCAATACAGATCAGACTTACTTACAGACTTTGCAAAAAATCCAACCAAAACTTTTGAAAATGCATTAAGTAATTTTAACAACTCATATAGTGCAAATTATAGTGTAGATGTAAATTATTTGACAAGTGGTGTGTTAGGATATACTGCACTACCAGAAGCAGTATCAGAAACATATCAACAACTTACTTCAGCTGTCAACACAGGTGGTGCAAATTTAAAAAACGTATTGATCAACGAATCAGGTGTGTTGTACACCGAAGGAACAAACAAAATTGTAAATATTCCAAACACAAATAAAGTTACAGGAACATTAAATAAAGTTTCATCTACAGTAAACACAATTGGCACATTATTATCTGATGGAACAGGAACAAATATTGGCGGAACGATACAAGGAATAACAGGACCAGCAAACACACTAAACAATTTGACTAAAGTTACAAGTACATATAAAAATGTAGTTGGAGGAAAAGTTACCTCAGTAGTACAGACAGCAGAGGCGGTAAGTACAGTTGCACGAGCTGTTAGCACTGTTGGTAAAGTTGCTAGAAGCATAGGAAAAGTATTTGGATTTTAAAAATGGCAGAAAATAAAACATATCTACAAGGACAATCAATATTCAAAGGATTTAGTTCTAGAGCTGATAACAACAACTACAAACTGTATGATTTTGCTTTGATTAAGCAGGATTTAATAAACAGATTAAGTGTGAGAAAAGGTGAAAGAGTAGAAAATCCAGAATTTGGTACAATAATATATGATGTATTGTTTGAACCATTGACAGATGATGTAAAACAAGCTGTTGCAGATGATATTACTGCAAATTTAAACGCAGATCCACGCCTACAAACAGAAGAAATCATAGTAAGCGAGTTTGAGCACGGTATTGCTGTGCAGGCCACTATACGTTTTGTGCCCTACAATGTTGTAGAAAAGCTCACTTTTAGTTTTGATGAAGATAGCACTCTCCGTCTATCTTAATATACGCACTTTATATAATCAATAAATATTCATACAAACAGTATGGCCACAACAGATAGACAGAACAGATTACTAGTTGCTGAGGATTGGCGTAAAATTTACACCTCTTTCCAACAAGCAGATTTTAAATCATACGATTTTGAAACCATTCGTAGAACAATGGTAGCATATCTAAGAGAGAACTATCCTGATGATTTCAACGACTATATTGAATCATCTGAATACGTTGCCTTACTAGATTTGATTGCATACATATCACAATCACTTTCATTTAGAGTAGATTTAAATGCCAGAGAAAATTTTTTAGAAACAGCAGAAAGAAGAAATTCGGTTTTAAGATTAGCAAGATTAATTAATTATAATGCCAAAAGAAATTTAGCGGCAACCGGATTATTAAAATATTCCTCAGTGTCAACAACTGAAAACATATCTGACTCAGCTGGAACAAATTTAGGCAACGTTACAGTTGTTTGGAATGATCCTACTAACTCAAATTACAGAGAACAGTTTATTAATATTTTAAACGCTGTGAATGTTTCAGGTCAAAGATTTGGCAAACCACAAGAGTCAGGCACTATTGGTGGAATTAAAACTGAAATTTACACAACAAATTCTAACAACACAGATCTACCAGTTTTTAGTTTTAGAAGATCTGTTAGTGGAGTTGATAGAGCATTTGAAATAGTGCCTGCTACAATACAAGACTCAGAGTCAATATATGAAAGAACTCCAACACCGGGTGGTCCTTTTAGTTACATATACAGAACAGACGGCGCAGGAGATACATCTAACAACACAGGATTTTTTACACTTTTTAAACAGGGTGTCTTGCAAAATACAGAATTTACAGTTGATAATCCTACAACAAATTATATACAAACTATTAATACTAACAACATCAACAATACAGACGTATGGTTATACGAGCTTGATGATTTTAACCAAATTGAAAAACAATGGAAAGATGTTCCTACAACATCTGGAAACAATGCAATTTACAATTCTTTGGCCAAAGACGAAAGAGATGTTTACAACGTAATTACAAAAAACAATGATACAGTTGATTTAGTATTTGGAGATGGCAATTTTTCAACTATACCCTCTGGTACTTTTAGAACATATTACAGGGTGTCAGACAATGCCAAATATTCCATACAGCCAGCAGACTTATCGGGTATAAATTGGACAGTTGATTACAATGATAAAAATGGTGCACCACAACAGCTAACAATTACAGCAAATTTACAGCAGTCAATTTACAATGCGGCAGGAACAGAATCAAACGATTCAATAAAGCAAAAAGCACCACAAGTATATTATTCACAAGACAGAATGATCACAGCAGAAGATTACAATGTTGTGCCATTGTCAGCATCACAAGAAATAATAAAAGTAAAAGCAGTGAACCGTACAGCCTCTGGTATATCAAGAGCAAAAGAAATAATTGATCCAACAGGAGCGTATTCAAATGTAAATGTTTTCGCAGATGACGGTATACTTTACAGAGAAGAAACAACACCAACTTTTAGTTTTAGTTTTACAAATCAAAACGAAATATTATCAACCATTAATAATAGTGTAGAAAATAAACTGAAAGAAGCAAGCACTAGACACTTCTTTTATTTTAAGTATGGCACTAAAGATTTAAGTGCCTTAGGAGCCGCATGGGTATCAACAACAACCGGTACAAATACTAACACTGGGTATTTCAATGCAGGCGGTCCATTAGCTATTGGCGATTTTGCAACTTCAAATTTAAAATATGCAAAAGTTGGTGCTTTAATAAAGTTAACATCTCCAGACACTAGAGAATTTTTAAATGGAAAACTTGTTACTGCAGGCACTGACAATGCACAAGACAGAGCATGGGTAAAAGTATCTGCTGTTGTAGGTGATGGTTCAAACAACGGAGAGGGTAATTTAGAATCAGGAGTTGGTCCGGTTACTCTAAACAATGTTATTCCTGCAAACAGTGTTATAAGCTCAATATTTCCAGTATTCACAAACACTTTTAGTGCAAATTTGAAAAATGATTTGATAGACAGAATAAATGCGTATGAAGAATTTGGTCTTAGATTCAATGAAGAATCAGGAGAGTATGTTGTAATTACAAGTGCCAATCTAAGTACATCTAGTGTGTTTAGTTTGACCAATGCAGGCAATGCTACTTCAACCAATTCAGATCAAAGTTGGTTGTTTAAGTTTACTAATGACGGTAACACTTATACTGTAACTTATAGAGCCCTATCTTATTATTTTGAATCTGAAGGACAAAACAAATTTCACTTTGATAAAACAGAAAAAATATATGACTACACAACAGGTGTGTCTGTAAAAGACAAAGTGACTGTTTTAAAAAACAACACTGTGTTATCAACAGCATTGGGTATAGGTTATCCGATTGATTGGCAAATTGTTGACACTGTTGAAGAAGATGACGGATACCAAGACAACAGAAAAGTGCAAGTTGGATTTTTTGATTCTGACGATGATGGCGTAGTTGATAATCCTGATATTTTTGATATTATAGTTGAACCTACTACTAATGTATCTACAAAATTTGTTTTCTTTGAAAAATATTTAAGCTATAATCAAATTGAAAGATTTAGACCATACGCATCAACTAATTTTGTTGTAAGCCAAAACGAAACAGACATTACTTTGCCTGGATCGTACACCGACGGACAACTCTTCTATTTTTATGACGATGCAGAAAACATTATTAAAAAATATGATTCAACAGCAATCACTTTGACAACAACTACAGATTACATTGTAAGAAAAGGAAGAAGTGCTTTAAATTTCCAATACAGGCACAACGCCGGCCAAGACACAAGAATTGATCCTAGTGTAAGCAACATTATAGATCTTTACCTTTTAGAAAGCACATACGATTCAAGATTTAGAACTTGGGTGAGAGAAGGTGGTGTTAAACCAACTGCATCTACTTCCGACCAATTAAGAATAGCGTATTCTGGTTCATTAAATCCTGTAAAAGGATTATCAGATCAAATTGTATATCATCCTGTGAAATACAAAATACTTTTTGGTACAAAAGCAGATGAAGCATTCCAAGCCACATTTAAGGTTGTTAAAAATCCGTCAACCAACATTACTAATGCAATTGTTAAAACAAGAACAATTCAAGCAATGAATGAATTTTTTGCACTTACAAATTTTGATTTTGGTGACACATTTTATTTTACAGAATTAG